CGGTGCTCCAGGAGTGAACCAAGATGCAAAGATATTTGGGGTTGGTGCAAAGTCGGGGAATAATTTCAGTGTCATACAATTGTATGCTGACAGTAGATCAACGCCTTTTTCTCCTGATCCAGATGTACCAGGTGGTATCCTATCCACAGAAAATATTCTCAATCTTATGTTTGATACCGGTGATAATAACACCGCAGTATTAACAGACGTTGTTGGTGAGAATAATGAAACCCCGTATGTTAGAGATGACTATCCAGGGGGAGAAACACAACTAACAGATTTGCAACTTGTAGACGTAGGATATTTTAACGCAGGAACAAATGCAAATAAGTTGTATCTTAAAGGGGATTCTTTCCCTTGCGGTCTAATTAAGATCGTACAAAACACTGGCGGTTCATTAGACATGCTAATTGACTTAGTGCCAGGGCATCACCGAGGTTACCTCTGTGAACCTATGACGGAGATGTGAGGTTGTTACAAATGACTGGTGACGTTCTCGAACAAACTAAGGAATTGACTTTGGGTGCAAAGTTGTTATACCTCCTAAAGGAAAACCGTGTTGAAGCTATGATCGTTACAATCCTATTGTATTCAACAGGAGCTTTAGAAAAGGCTGTAGTTTACGGTTCGGGTGTCTGCTGATGCAGTGCCGCCGGATAACAAGTAAAGGTAAGCCCTGTCTTAACCATGCTTTGAAAGGACGACATTATTGTATGTTTCATGAAAAGCCAGGAGTAAGCAAGTCCAAGACCCGAAGGAAGTGAAACTGTGGCTTGGCAAGATGAAATGTTTGAGTGGGAGAAGGGATTTGCGTATGCATATGCTCCTCATAACCTTCACCCATTGAGCCCTTTAGGCGCAACATATGATTTTATCCAGGACCCAACGGATCCTTACTCGGCTGGATATCTAACGGGGACCGTTGCTGCAAATATACCAGTTCGAACAGGGGGCTCATACGCCAGTTTTTCTACACTAGTGTGGATTTTGACAACTAAGGTGAGCACACCAGCATTAGCAGTCCCAATGGCTGCCAGTGCTGTAATTGACTTGCAAGTTAGAGCGGGAAAGCATATTGCTTCAGGCGGAACGAAAGGCAAAGATATGTATGAGGGTTCTCGTCGTTACGAGGAATCAGCTAGAACTTCTGGCTATACATTACAATATCAACCAGGTGGTGGAGGAATCCAAATATGACATCTGGTAATATAGATCAGGAACAACTTTGTCCAGAATGTGGTGAAGTTGCTATTTTAGACGGCGAAGCCCGAATTTGCTATGAATGCTGGAACAATCTTGTGATTGCAGAAGCAGAAGAAGAAGAATGAAACTTTAGGAGGGGGTTGGTTTACCTTCTTGTTCGCCCCCTCCCCCAGTTTAATTTTAACACTTAGTGTTTCATAACTTAAGTCAAGTTACGCATTGGCTAATTCATGGACAAAGAATTATCCAGACGAATGCTAGAATTGACGAATGAAATTATAGAGCTACAAGATGCAATTTTGAATTTAAGCTCTATTATCCAGGATGTGATCCGATGAATATTCGAAGTTTTTCATGTTATACATGTCTTCGAAGAGTATGCATTTGCTTTTGGAAGTAGATCTATGATTTATCTTAGGTGTACTGAATGTGGTGCTCTAGACTTTGATGCACGGTTTGAATTGCATTATAATGGACAATCTTGTTGTGAACCAGTCCTGGTAGAACAAGTTTCCAATACAGTTCAAACAGAATTTAACATCTATCATGGAACTTATGGCAAATGGTGCCGATTAGGTATTTGCGATGTTTTATCTGGCGGTTGCGAATGCAAACCAGTTTATCACTGGTATTTCCGACGCATGTCTAAGAAACGTTCTTAGAACTCCACCTCCGGTGGAAGAGGCGTGAAGGTTGAAGAAGATATGTCCGGTGCATATGTTCGGCAAGGCGTAGCCCCCACAGTCTTCACAGGGGTGTGTATGGACGAATTCTATTTAAACCGCCTTCATTACCCTATTGGGTATGGCGAGAAAGAAATCGAAGAGATCCTACAACAAAATGAAGAAAGTAGAACCAGCAGTATTAACCATGGCTTTTCGCCTGACTGATGCTACTAATTACGTGGATCTTTCGCAATGTGCGAGTATCCTCAATAGACGGTTTTACCGACAAGGAATAAATTGGGCAGTTGCCGGATTTAGGTTTTTCAAATCTACACCAACCGAGAGCGGTGCTGTAGGTGTTACGGTTGCAAGACTGCCATCGACATGGTCTATGTCAAATGGATGGGAAAAAGTTTTTCGTGCTTGGCAAAAGCAACAAGATGAGGCTTTAGAAGATGGAGTTCAGGAATCTGTTAAAGCTCGGTATAATGATTTTAAGATATATGCCGATGCAACTCACTTGACAACAACAAATACATTGCCTACTGATGTATCTGGTGTAGCGGCTCTTCCGGGTGAATGGGACTATTCTAATTTAGTAATTCCCAATTTCGGTGCTCCAGGAGTGAACCAAGATGCAAAGATATTTGGGGTTGGTGCAAAGTCGGGGAATAATTTCAGTGTCATACAATTGTATGCTGACAGTAGATCAACGCCTTTTTCTCCTGATCCA